ATTCAGCGTTAACAAATGCTGGAAGAGCGTTAGCTCCTGTAGGTGCCAATGTAGTGTCTGCAATAAATAATGCTGCTGCACCAACGATGATGTTGGTAGACGTTCCACGACTATATGCCATTTATTCACCTCTTTCTGTAAAAATAGATATTTAGTTGTACGGCGTTGTGTTTCCTCAACTCAATTATAACAGTGTTTTATAGTATAATCTTGGTTGCCAGCTTTTCTGGCTGCCAGGTGCTTGAGGTCAAGTCTGGCATCTGATGATACTCAAACTCAATAATTATCTTGTTACCGCCATATGTACGGGCTGTACCGAAGTCAATGATGTCTCTTGTCTCCTCCAGCTGGTATACCTTGAAGTTGTGGAAATAGAACATATTATCTATTAGGTCTGGATTCTGCTCTGTGCCTAGGTTTATCTGTCTATTAGAGCACCAGTTATTTACTTCTTCTGCCGTTTCATCAAAACGATCCATGAGTCTAAGAACTGCCTCTTGAACTTTAACCATATTTTCTATGTTGTTGTCAGCCGTGGCATAAAAATAGTATAGTATTTGCTCAGACTTGATGTGTGGAAAACCCTTGCGATTCATCTTAATAAGTCTATCCCATGTACCCATTACCCCACCTGCTGGAAAAGATCCTGTAAGGTCATCCAGTATTGAAGGTGTTGATGGAAAAAATGGAAACTCAATGTCTGTAATGCCAGAAACTCTTTCTTGCAAATACTTGTTAATCCATAAAACTGGTGTATTTAGTAGTGAGTCATTTGCCATTATTTAATCCCCGCATTCGCTATCCATCTGTAACCTACTTGATAGCCCTTGGTCTTACCAGATGACTTTCCAGCTGATAGGTTCTTTCTGTATACATCTGCATTATTAAAGTATTGATAAATACCGCTTGACTTTAAAAATGCCTGAGTAAAATATCTAGTAAAAAATGTATCTACTACTTTCTGGAAAGAGCCAGTTGTTGCTCTTCCTCCAGGTGACTGTACGACAACCTCGCCTTTAGTAAAGACTGTTTCTCCACCATCTTCAAAAACCAAGACGTTTGACTTCTTTGGCCTTATGGTTACTGGAGTGCCTTCTTCCATTATTTTTGCCTTGTTATAAAAAGGTACTGTTGAGCCATCCTTAATTGATGTTGATTGCTTAAATGTTGACACAAACGAAAGGCCAAGGTTGCTTATTGTATAGTTTATATCGTATAGACGTGCATCAGGACTTCCCACTTTAGACCATTCATATATATGGTGTAGCGCTTCTGGATTTACCCTGGCATTTGAGTCTATATATTGTTCTAGTAGTTCTTTTGTCATTACTCCAACATTATTTAAAAACTTTATTTTTCCTGCTTGTACGCCTTCTAAGAATCCAATTGAGTAGTTCATGATATTCTTCATGTCTTTTTTAAAAGCAACGTCATTCATTATAACTTTCATTATAGGTCACTTGCCTGATTTTCTGATCTTCTCAAGACTACTTTGTAGTACTCTACACTGCCAAACGGACCAACTATAGCTTCAGTTGATGCTATTTCATATATAGTTGAGCGTCCGTTTCTTGGACCAGAGGTTTCTAGGTATACGTCTTCTTGCTGTGGTGTTCTTATGTTTGTTACGACTACGTTAGTTACTGAGTTTCTGTTGTTTGATGAGGATACTCTAAGGTCTGTCTTAGTTCTTCCTAATAGTATATTTTCTTTGGTTATATTGACATTTGGCTTAACATCTTCAGATGCTGATTGACCAGTAGGTGCAAAGTTGCAGGCAATAGATCTGTCAAGAATCCATTGCTTCTTTACGTTACCGTATGCTCCCTGATCTACTATTGGATAGTAGACATCTGCAAGCATTGGGTATAAAAAGTCTGTTGGATCGCATTGCATTAAAGAATACCTATTCTTGTTATACTCTTCTTATACTTATCAAGGATCTTATCAACAAGCATATTTCCAGTACCGTCAAGAACTGTTTTGTCAAACTGAACTCTAAACTGCTCTGTATTGTATGATGTCACATATCTCTTGTAATAGTCTATTTTTCCACACTTGATGTCTTCAATAAGCATTGATGCTGCTTCATATATGTCATGGGGAACAACCTTGTATCCCGTTTCAAGTAAGAACAAGTAATCCCATCCTTCTGGGAAATGTGATCCAGTTGAGAATGTATATGCGTTTTCACTGTAATCTGTATCATAAACATTAAATGAATCTGATGAAGCAGTACTAATAGTTGAGCTCTTTTGCTCAGATCTATTGCCAATCATTCCTGCTTCTTCTGTGTTTTTTATTATTGCAGTTTTATCTTTTGTTAATTCGTATACCCATTCACCAAGAACAGGAGATTCTAAACTTGCATCATAAACTAGTAATGAGTTTTCATATGCCTTTAAGATCTTGTAAGTTCTGTCCCAAATAGGAAGGTAATCCGTTGCTTGTCCAGTCTTATCAAGCCACTCAATCTTGTAGTAGAATCCACCAGTAATTGAGTCAATTATGGCTCTTGCAATTCTTTCATACTGTGCATACTCTGCAATCTCAGATGCTGTTGTTGCTAGTCTGGCAGGGTTTACATATGGTCTTTTTATTTCTAGGTTATCTTCAACAACAATTAAATCTTGATCTACAGATTCCTGGTAAACAACCAGATAGTAGCTATCGTCATACTTAGTAAAATCCCCAGAAACTTCTATAGCAATTTTTGCGTCTGCAGAAGACTCTACTTCATACTCTGCAAGTATGTCGTTTCTGTCTTTGTCCTTGATATGAACTATATGATCCGTATCTGGCTCTGCAACCGTATACGTAACAAGAATAGGATATGGTGGGATTCTTAAGGCTTCCATTGATTATTTACCGTATGCTCTCTTTACTTCTTCTGGAGTTGCGGAACGAACTGACTTATTTGTAAGCCATTTCTTAGATGCTTCTTTGGTAACTATATTGTATCCCCTTGTAAGTTCTCCAACACCGTTCCAGCTAAGGTTTCTTACTGAGTAGACCGCAACCTTTTCAGTAGGTTCTGCTACTGCTATTGGCTCTGTTTTTTCCTTTGGTATAAAATTTAAAATTATTTCTAAGATATCTACTTTTTTGTTTACGCCAAATAAATCAATACCATTTTGCTTTGCATAAGATCTTAGCTCAAAGACAGTCTTATTCTTTAATTCTTCAATTACAGACATATCTCCTCCTTTGATCTATGTAATAAAACCACCGTATTACTTATTAAGGTGTGCTTTAACTTCTTCTTCAGTTGCCAAACGAATGTTCTTGTTCTTAAGCAATTCAGTTGCTAAAGACTTGTCTACTTTAGAATATCCCTTTGATATTCCAGTAAAGTCTTTTGATGAATACAGTCCTACTAAATTCTTATCTTCTTTTGCTGGCTTTGCAGCTGGTGTTGGCTTTGGAGCTTCTACAGGTGCTGGAGCTGGAGCCTCTTCAATTACTGGCTCAACAGGCTTTACCTCAATAATAGGCTCTTCTTTAACTATTGCCTCTACTGTAGGTGCAGTTTCTAACTTATTAAACTCGTCCATTTTTTCCTCCAATATTAAATGAAGTTAATCATTCCACTAAATTATACCACAATATGACTGAGGGAGGCAGTTGTTACGCTGCCTCCCTCGTCAAGTTAATCAGAGATTAGGAATCTGATGCTGCATCTGCGTAAGCAACTGCATCAAGCTCTTCCCATTGTAGACCAAAGCGGACGAATACTGTGTACTCAATTGTGTCCTTCTTTGGCTGGTATGTGCGGTTTACAGTGATATCTCGCTGGAATCCCCATACACGGTTTGAAGGGAATGTAAGATCTACATAACCTGCTGGGTAGTATGGAACTTCCTGAACGTCAACACCAAGAACACGTGTTGTACGTGCTCCACCAAATGTCTGTGCTCCACCATCTAGGTAAGCCTGACGATTAGCCTGTGTTGATCCTGCGATCTGTCCTGCAAATGCTTCAGCAACTGCATCAGCAAGTGTACCGTTGTTCTTAACGATACCCTGGAATGCATCTGTACCAGCATAG